CAGCCGAGGCTTTGGAAAGCTGGAAACGCATACCAAGCGGCAAAATGGAATCTCTATAAAGTTGCGGGGGTATGAAAAATGAAAACCATGATCACGCTTTTAATGAGTAACGGGCGAGCTAAGGCCGCAGCTAGTTTCGAAGTTGATTTGAAATGGTGCGCTCTAACGCCCGAGAGCGCAGAAAAGATTCGCGGATTTTCGCCTCGTTATCTTTACGATTTTACGCTTAGCGATCCCACGGGACATTATCGTTTCTACACCATTATGCCGCGCGGCAATAAAGGCAGACCGCAAAGCCGAGGCAGCAGACTTGCGACGAAGCGCCGACGAACAATCGCCAAGCGGAGCTTTTGAAATGACAACGGCAACCAACCGAACCGATTTTATAAAATTTATCGCTCGCCTGTGCGCGGGCCAGTCGGCGCTTCCAAATCAGATCGAGGCTTTTGAGAAGTATTACGATGCCAACGCCCCTCACGCCGACAATCTGATCGCAGTCGATGAGGTTCTGATTTCCGGCACGGCAAATAAATCAATGCCTGTTGTTTTCGAACTGTACAAAAACGACAAAAAAGTAAACGTCTGCGCCATCAATTTGTTCGGTGGAATCTATCGCTGGTACACGGGGCCTGATCAGAAAGTAATCGCCGCCGAAAGCGATATCTACTGGCAAGTTCGCCGCAATACCTATGGCGTGAGCGCAGACTTTTTCAGGCACTATGTCGGCCAGATCAGCTTCATCGATTCAAAATATAAGCGCCACTGCCTGACGATGACCAAAGCACAAGGATCGATTGTCGACCCATGATTTATGAACCGTTCATCGATAAAGCGCACCGCTACAGCAAGAGCGGATTAATGCGCCTGCGCGCAACGTGGATGGCGTGTGCGCAAGTCGACCACAGCGATATCCCTGGCGCATTTGTGGAGTGCGGCGTATGGCGAGGCGGCAACGTCATGGTGGCGCGTTGGGCGTCGCCGCTTCGCCATTGCTGGCTCTACGATACTTTCGAAGGCATGACAGAGCCCGGTAAATACGACATCAAAAACAAACCTAATTCTAAGCCTCTGGACGATAGCTGGATCGGCAAGCTTGCCGTCAGCGTGGAAGCGGTAACCGAAAATCTAAAAGAGGTTGATGTGTTCGACGACGAGCGCGTCCGCTTCATCAAAGGCGACGTGCGCAAGACACTGCTCGAGGAAAATAATCTGCCAGAGCAGATCGCCGTGCTGCGATTGGATACTGATCTTTACGACAGCACCAAAATTGAGATGGAAGCTTTGTATCCGCGCCTCAGCGTCGGCGGGTTTCTGATCGTCGATGATTTCGGCCACTGGCAAGGCGCGCGAAAAGCAGTCATCGATTATCTGGGAAAGAAATCGAAGGGGCTTAAGCCAATCGACTACACCGGAGTCTGGATGCAAAAGGAATAAAGGAGACGAGCCATGACAACAGCAACGAAAGTGGCCGCGTGGATTCTGGCCTGTGCAATTTGGTTTGTTGGATACGTTTTATGTTTCGGCCTACCTGCTCCCGCATCGCCGACCTGCATGTCGATCAGAGAAGCGCGCGCAGAATACCCGCGAGATCATCTTTATAAGCGCGATGGTTGCTGGGACAGCAAACGCAAGCGTCGCATCGTTCCCATCGATCTAAGCGACAAGCGAATAGCCGACGCAAACGGTATGGTTATTGCGCCGATCGATCCACCGCCGCCGCCCGAATATGACAAGTTTGTCGGCCCGCATGAGCCGATGCTGAACTATATGGTGCCAGAGATCGCGTTCAAGAAATCGGATCGGCTAGATGCTGTCTTTGAAGAGGAAGCGAAGCCAGAGCCGCCGAAGATCGTAAAGACAGAAACGATAGTCGAGCACCCGAAAGGTTCGATGCGCTGGGACGAGCGGATCGTCCTATGGGTTTTAATTCTAAGCTCAGCTTCAACATTCGCAGTTATCACCGCGTACATAATTTCCCGCACAACGTTCCCGACGCTCCCAGATCGTTGGCGGAAACTTTTAGGGGGCAGGAGAAAAACCGATGCAGACGAACACTACACCCGAATCCCTGTTGCGCGAGTTAATCGACAGCTTAAAGGGACAGGAGAACGCGCGATTGCGGGAGGCGATGGCCCGCGAGATCAACAACCATATATTTATCCGCGGCACATTTTCGACGAGTGGTGGGGAATTAACGAGCGAGGACATGGACGTGATCCTAGCCCGCCTGCAAGTCGTCCAGACGACTTTAGCGCTCTCGGCGCGTGGGCAAAGTCACGAGGCTTACGCCCCGAGACGCCACCAGCAACCGCATCCGAAATTGAGCCCAGTCAATCTCGACAGGCTCGAAAAAGAAATCGTTGGTGGAAGCGGTTCTCGATAGCGTCATGACGCCGCTAACTAAAGCGCGTCGCAATCTAGTCGCTCGCCTTCGGGCGGGCGACATTGCAGCCGACGAGCTGAAGCTTGGCGAGTTCGCGCGGTGCGCATTGGACATCTGGATCGCCAAGAGAAAGACGAAAGAGGCAGACGGTCTCCGAAATGAGGCGCTGAAACGCCTCGCTGATTTTGAGTCCGCTATTCAAAAAGGATACGGAAATGGGAATCAGAAAAATTGAAGATGCAGAAATACCGGTAATGGATGGTTCACGCGCTGCTTATGTGACCATTGGCGACATAGCGCAATACGTCGCCGATAAGAAGGCGAAGCAGCCAGAGGAAGCGGAGGTTGGCTTTGTCGCCACCGCATTACTCGGTGCCGCTGCCGTTGCGAATAAGTCGCCAGTTATTACGCGGCGATTCTGGTCGCTCAGGAGAGGTTAATGCGGAACAACGGTGATCTGGCTTTGGGGATATTGCTTGGCTTGCTGACGCTTGCCGGCTCGGCAATCCTTCTCTACCAAATCCTCAAATTATTCGCATAGGGGTGGGAAATGACGGTTACAGAGATACGCGAGGGCGACGAGTTCTTCACTGATCCGGTGGAGTGCCGTCAATGCCAATGGGTCGGCTTTGTCGGTGACTTGATAGCCGGGATGAAGCCAAAACCATATTGCCCCGAATGTGGGAGCATGGACATTGGCGCAGTTCAGATTGTGCGAACGTGAGGGGTGGTGAATGATCGGCGGGCACATTTGTTGCAAGGGCCTCATCCTAAGTGGTGAGTCTGACCCCTTCGTGAGATTGGGTTGTAAATGTGCCCACCCGTCACTCATGCGCCAGAAATGACAGGGAGGTTGATATGAGCGGTAATCCAAGAACGCGCAAGCCGCTTGACGGGTGGCCTAGAATATATCTGCGTTGTGTCGATGCTGGCACCGACAATGAATGTTGGATTGTATGTGCCAAGGGCGATCCCGGTGCCATCCCGTTTCTACGCGAAGAAACTTAACCGCCGCTAAACACACCGGAGGATGATTTGACCTACGATACAAAATGTTACGAACTTGCAGAACATTTCCTTGGGTCGAAACCTGAGATTGAGAACCTTAGAAAGCGCCTTGCCTACGATATTCAATGCAACGTCGAGGCGTGGCTTGAAATGGAGCGCGACCAAATAATCGAGTCAATTATCGCTCATGGCTAGTGTGAGCACGACAATGGGATTTGCTGACAACCCGTATCACGCACAGACGCAGATCATGGATTGGCTGCGGCAGAAGGGCCATAAGGTTGATTATGGTCGCCGGGAGACTGCGCGAGAGCGATTCATCATGCGATCATGCACAATGAAAAAGCGATATTCGATTGAGCCACCGCTACTGCTAAACGAGCGTGCCTACTCGTGCGAGTTCTGTCAGGGCTGGCACAAGACAGTCAAAAAGTAGGAAATGGACGCATTCGTGTCGTGAAAATAAAAAAGGGGCGGAACCGCCAACTGGCTCCGCCCCCAAGACCACAACAGCACGAGACTTTTAACAATGTCCGACAAATGGCGCAAGAATAAACGCGACTGGTATCACCGTAATAAGGTTTGGTTGAAGATCAAACGCGAGCTTGGATTTACTACCGAGCGAGCGCAGCAACTAGCGCCACCAATCCGGCTACCGCGCACCCGCGCTCGAATAAAAGCTAAAGCTTCGGACGGTTTTCAAGTTGTCGCTCTAGACGCTGTAGGACCGTCTCAACAGCCGTCAGACGATTACCGATAAGCTCTACCTTTGATGTTAGATCGCGCGCCTGCCCATCGCGTGAAATCACCGTGGCGCTAAGTTCAGATCGAATTTGCGTGGCGGCTTGCGTCGCGTTTTCTACGCGCAGAGACAGAATATCAACCTTATTGGTTAAGCCATTCCAAGTCGCGAAGGCCGTACCAATCAAACCGATCAGCGCAACGAGGTTGGCGACAGAAACGACATTGACTTTGATCTTGCCGCCTACGCCGCGATCAACCTCAAACGGGCCATCGACGTTTGTCATTGTCATTTTCCTCTGCAAGCTCGCGCCTTATCGCGGAGCTTTCCATAGTCGCGTATCGCTTCGTGGACAGCCGTTCCCGATTTCTTAAGCTCGTCGGCTAGCTGCCGCTGGAACTCACGCGAATAGACTTTTTCTGTCGGGCAACTGCGCGGATCAAAATTTGCCGTCACGCAGCCGCTTATCAACATCGTCATCGGTATCAGGACGAGCATCGATCTTTTCGAACTTTTCCTGATTGCGTTTAACAGCAGCATCGCTTTTCTTCCTTTCCTCGGCGGCACGGTCTGCCGATCCTTTCGCATATAGTGCCGCTGCGCTGCCAACGACAACAGCAGCCTCTATAGCGAGTCGCCGCAACGGCGGTATGAACCACGCGACTGCAAGACATGCGATTACGATCAGCCCCGAGAGGCCGATCCACGCGACTGTTGAGTGCCAGAACCATTCAGCCATCGGAGTCGTCCTGCGATAGGTGTTTGATGATGTTATTTACGTCGATACGCCCCTTGATCACCAAATACAGCCCGAGGCTCAGCGCACCCACAATGAACACCAACGCGGCGAAGCCCCATGGCGTTGCAATGTACTGGAAAGAACCCATTACTGCGGCAGATATGCCACTGAGCCAAGTAATGATGCCGCCCCAAATCGTCTTGCTCTTTTCAAGCGGCTTGACTTGAGAGACCGTATCGTCCGCTTTCGGGCTGGCTGGCGTAGGCTCAGGCTGAATGGGAGCGTCGGTCGGGACAAGTGGCGGTGCTGCATCGATGTCGAACTTGGCGGTTGGATCCATTGCCATGATTTGCCGCAATAGGGCCATGGCGCCTATCTGCTCATCGTAAAGCGGCTTGCCAGTTTTTGGATCGACTGTCGCGTAAACGCCGTCCGAAATGTATTTGCCGGGTTTCTGAATATTCGTCCCTGCCCAGAGGTACGGGCTAGGGATATTTTTATTCGGGTTGCGATAGCCAAAGCCATTGAACTTTTCCGCCGCATAGGCGACGCGCTCCGGTCCCCAATCTTTAACGTTGTGGAGCTGCTCGCCGATGATCGCGTCGGCTGCGCCTGCCTCCCAGCTAATATTCGGATCGGTTGGCCGGCCCTTCGGTACGTTGACGGTTCGAACCGGCTTGCCGTCTCGGCGCATCGGATCGCCGTTGTGCAGCCAGGTATTAAAATTGCCGTTGCTTTCGCGCATATGCAGACAGCCGACGCAGAACCAAGGCATCCCGGTCATTTTCTCGACGGTTTGATATCGCGCCTTATTCGCTGGCGAGCAGACTTTGCCAGCCTGCTTGTTCGTCTCGGTAAGCTTCGTGACGATCATCTTATCCCAGAGCGCTTTGTATTCTGGTTGCAGCGTCGAATAGGAATATTGCGCCATGTCAGCCCCCGAGCAGTTTCTTGACGGGTGCGAAAGAAATCATTCCGCCCCACCAGAAATGACAACTGAGAAATCCGAGAACGAAACCAAGCACGCCGACGAAGATTACAATGATGGCTGGATGGTCCACTGTTATCTCCCATACGAAGCGCGAGAATGTCGGAACGTGATGCTTAAGCGCGTAAGCTTCCAGCGCCGCGAAACTTAAGATGATCGCCAAGATGATGCTGATCACCCAAAGCGGCCAGACGAGATACATATTCATTGCTGCCCCCTATGAACTTGTTAACCCGTAAAGCGCCGATGTGGCAGACGCGATGTTGCCCGTCTCAAACTGGAATCGAAGCGCAGTAATTGCCGACTGGACATTATAGGTGCCGTTAAAGACCGACCAACCGGGCACACCAGAGGCGCACCGATAGCTCGCTTGACCGTAAAGACTGAAAAATTGGTTCATATCCGGATCGTGGAAATTGATCGTCGCGCTGAACGTTTCGCCAGATGCGTTGCCGACATCGGCGGTGCCGGATTGTCTTGTCATCGCGATTTTAGAATCGCTGGTGCTGGCAACATCGGCGGCAACGTTCGAAGCGACCGCGTGCGAATACCAATAATAGTTTGCGGTTTGATAGGTAGGCCCAGCGCCAGTGCCGATGCGCAACCAAGCTTCGACATCGTCGGTGACGGGCGCAGCGCTATTGATCTTCCAGATATAGGAATCATAGGTGCTGTCGAGCACGACGCCGGAAACGCCGTGTACAAAATCAATCGATGCGACAGCAGCCACGCTCTGAAAGCGCAGAAGCTTTGCGCCGTATGGAACGACAGCGGCGGGCGCATAGCCAACGACGACAAGCTTTGCTAACCCGCCATCATAGTGCAGCAGAACGTGGCTGTTGATGCGCAGTGCACCAGCCGTCAGCGCAACACCTTCGGCGTCGACAACCGCCGTCCCATTAAAGGTCACAGCACCAGTATTCGTCGCAACCGGCGTCAATATGAAATTCATCCCATCGAGGAAGCCAGATATCAGCGGGGGCGTGATCGTTCCGGTAATCGTATTGGTGCCAGAGACGCCGCTAATCGTAATGACGGATGCAGTATTCCAAAGCGCAAGGATTTCCTCGGCGACCTGATCGAGATAATCGTTTCCAGTACGCGGCCCAGGCGTGGCGCTGCCATCGGTTAGGCGATCAACAGTCATTATTTTTTCTCCGGCGCTTTAGTCGTTGCGTCTTTCAATTGTTCTTCCAGTTCCGCGATCCTCGCGTTTGCCTGTTCAAGCTGATCTTGCAGACCAGCAATTGTTAAAAGCTGCGCGCCTAGCATTGCTTCGATTTTCTTTTGCATCGTTATGCTGCCGTTGTCAGTGCTGTCCAAGTTGTCCCGCCGTCCGTGTTGATATAGGCGCGGTCGTTCGTCGTCGTGCCGTTCGATTTCAGATACAGCGATCCTTTCGCCGCGCTCAGCGTCGGATTGCCAGAGCCGAAATAGACTCCAAAATTTGCTGTAGATGTCGCTTTGTAGCCAACACGGTTATCCCCACCTGCTGGAATAGCCGTGCCATTATATGCTATTGGACTGATCGCGACGCGAAAGCGCTCAGCGAAAGCGCCCGATTGAATTGTCTCAAATACCCAAGCGCCGCTTTCCGACGACGCGGTATTCACCGCTAGATCGACCGCCATCTTTGCGAACGTTACTGTTGCGGGCGTCGAGTTGCGGCCTTGAACGAAAACACCGCCGAGACGGTCGTTGACGGCCACCGAGCCAGAATTATGAAACAGATTGATAATCGCGCCTTGCGCGCCACTATCGTTCTGCTGTAGCGACAGCATGTTTGTCGTATTGCTGACGGCGAATGTTATGCCGCCTGTCGCATGGGTGATGGTAAAATCGCTATTCGCGAAATTGATGACGCCGCCAGAAGCGAGAGACAAATCCGACCAGCTTAGCGACCCTGTTCCTAGCGGAGCGCCATCATTGATAGCCGGGTTAAGTCCGCCCGCTCCGACAAACTGCAAGCTGCCTTCGCCGGCCGCCGTTGGCGATCCAGACGCGCCGCCAGTCGCGACGAGCGCGGAATCATAATCGAGCGCTGTCGCCCCCGAATGGAAATGGATAGCTGGGTTGCTTGCATTGCCGTCGATCCGCCCGAGCTCCAGCTTAACGTCGCCAGAGCCTTTGATCTCGACAGAGGTTAGCGCCGTCAGAAGATTGCCGACTTGGTAGCGGCGATCCGATCCAGCGCCTCCGCCCGTCGCATAACCGGCGAGGAAGTCCGTAGCGGACGGGCCGGTGCTTTCGGTAAAGTCGCCAAAGTTCATGACATAAACTCCAAAGTATCAGCGCCGCCTTCCATCGTATTAAGCTGCGTCAGATCATCCATCGCCTGCAGCAAGGGCGCGCCCGCGAATCGCACCAGTGATGGTGCTTCATCTACCAGCGCCATTGAAGCCTGAAAGTCCTTTGAGGGCGAAATAGATTGCACAAGCATCCGTCGATAGACGGTCGACATATCGCCAGCGACGACGAGACAGCCGTATTTGCGGTCGTTATCGGCAAAGCCTTGGATCGTGGAGACATCAGTAAATGGCGTGGAGAACGTCAGAACGTTAGTCGAGCCAGTCACATTCGAAAGCTGATGGATCGAAATCGTCCCATCGGTTCTGCGGATCGCCACCCCGGTTTTGATTCCCACGGCATGCATATCGGCAATCGCGTGCATGTCCGTGATCGCGTGCATGTCCAGTTCATTTGTGCAATCGATCTCGGCGTCAAGCGTGATGCCGGTAATTTGCACCGGGCTACCGCCGCTTAATTGCTTGCTGGCGATGTAGCCATCACCGGAACGGCTCGTCAGAATATCGTGCTCAAGAGCGACCAGTGATCCTCGTCGGCAGACAATCGATTCAATATCAACGTCCATGTAATAGAACGTCGAGCGCAAAGCAGCCTGATCGAGATCGAACAACGCACGCGCTTCGACCTTATCGACATCAATTATTCCGTCGTAGGCGACGCTTTCCAAAAGCGTCAGATCAGTATTGGTTAGATCGCGCTGATAAACTGTCGTCTGCGCCTGATCGTCGTCGAGACTTTCATCCCGATAGGTAACGTTGAAGCCAGCGGGCAGACGCGCAAACGCTTTTTCATAATGCAGGTTCGCGCTATTGCGCCGCGAGAATACCTGAACCGGCGCATCTGCCGTTCTATCATTATCGACAACGATGCTATAGATATCCGATTGATACGGGCGCGCATATGCACATGACGCCAGCAAGTTAAGAACGTCCTGCGTGCGCGTATCGTTGATGATCGCGTCGCATGTCCAATTGTTATCGCGACAGAGCACTCGCCAAGCCACCAGCGCATCGTCGTCGCGCAGATCGTCAGGCAGCGGGTCGAGGTTCTGGCTGCCGCTCAACACGTCACGATAATGCGGAGCCGGATTGGATGAGGTCGTCCAAGCAGTCCAATCGGACCCGTCCCAATCTTGCACATAGCCAGATGCCTTGATGGACAATTGCCTGACAGATCGGTTTAGCGCCGTCAGTGCGACTAGCGCGACCTCTCCGGAACGGGTTAACGGCGGCTCATTCCAGATCGACACCACGCGCGTTAACAACACGCGGTCGGAGAAGTTGGAATGGTTCTGGAATATTTTAAATCCACCGGAACTGAAATACCAGAAAGGATCAATGGCACCAACAAAACCGCTGTAGCCCATATTGCTGATCGAGAACGATGAACTTACCAGCGTGGTGCCGCGCTTGATTTGAATCTCATAAATGCCTTTCGGAAAAGTATTTTCGTCGAGATAAACTTCGCATCGGTTGTCAAACAAGTTAATATTTCTCAGGCGCGTCGTCGCAGTATTTCCGTTGATCAGGTAAGCCACGCCGGCCCCATCATCAAAATACGAGTCGGCAGTCCATTGCCGTTCCGGAGGCGTAGCCGGCGTCTGTGCAGAAGCGCCAGTATTTAATCGCGCGGCCCAAAATCCAGCGCTCGACGAGGCTGGTGGGTCCTGCAGGAGTTCTGCTGCCTGCCATTTTAATAGGATTGCCACCCGGCGCTGGTTCGTGGCGTTAAACTCGTAATACAATTCCGGAAGGTTTATCCACGCTGTATCGCCGCGCATGCGAAAACGAATGCGCAATGGCACCGATGCATATGTATTGCTGCCGGGATAGATGCCACCCGGGAAAAGCAGATGCAGCCATATTTCGTCGGGCGAACTGCGCGACGCTACGCCATGCCAAACCGGCAAATCTGTTTCCGGCAAGCTTTGGTGGCTAAGCAATTGCCCATCGCCCTGCACCGAAGTGTCTGATAATTCGAGACTAGGGGTTATCGTTCTGCCCTGCCGCGTTATCAACGATTGCTGCGTATCGCTGGGCCAGCCTTCGCGCGTTTCAAATTCGATATCTTCCGCCTCGACGAGCGGACCGCCATCGATCCGGATATCCTCAAGCTTGTGCGGGCCATTGAGGATATAGAGCGCTTCGACAACTTCGTCCTGATCGACAAGCTCCACGACCGGCTCGCACGCGAGCGGTGGAAAGACCTTTCTCGTTCCTATAACGCGGGGAATTGACCCGCCCCTATCGAGAATGTTTCCGCTCGCTGCCGCTGCCTCCGCCTGCTCGGCATTGGTGCCGCCAGCGTCTACCCCTGCAGCCGATATGGGAGGTCCGCTCAACGCAGAGATGGCCAGCGCCCCGCCAATGGCGACAGCGCCAGCAAGTAATTGAGCGGAAGTCGAACCGGCAGCAAGATATGAACCGGCCAGCGCCAACCCTTCAGGACCGAAAGCGCCCGCCGTTATAGCTGTCGTAACAACGATAAGAGCGAGCGCGGCGACCAACTGGAAAGTTTGCTTGCCGCCACCACCGCCCCCGCCACCGGGGTTTTGCAGCGCAAGATGCATCGTAACAGCGATGGGAAGCTCCGCGCGTGTAGCCTTGGGCCGAACCAGCGCCCACATTTCGCGCGGTACGATCTCGTTGTTAATGCAGACATAGCCGTCCTTGTGAAAATTTGGCGGCAGAACCGGGCATGACGCGACGATATCGAGAACGCTCGACCCGGGCGGACGATGTTCGATCCAGCATTTGCCGCTGAAATCGAACGGCGCTCGATAAGCGACCGGGACAATGGGCTCATGCTGCATCGCTGATTAAATCCCGGTGGCGATAGAATCGCGGATTGCGGAAAATAATACTCTCGTGTTTGACCGGCACCATGACCGCGCTGATCTTTTCCTCAATATGCAAAAGATGATCCGGCCCGCACATAATGCCGACATGGATGGGTGAATGGCGTCGGTGCATAACGACGACATCGAACGCTCTGCGCCACTCTGGCAGAACAAGCACCCAAGGATCGATGCTGCTTTCCTTCGCGATCAGCCCCGCTACTTTTTGCAGATCGAGCGCCGATGTTTCCCCGTAGGTGGGAAGCTCGACGCCCTTTTCCTCACGCATGACCAGTTGCACAAGCCCCCAGCAATCGACGCCGGAAAAATCGCGTCCGTGATCCTTGAATGGGAGGCCGACATAGCGCGCGGCCCATGCAACCGTCATCGGAATAATCCCGGGCATAGAGATTGCGTTGCCCGCTTCCCGGGCCATACACGTTGCAGATAATCCCAGCCGACGATGTCACCGCTGACCGTCATGTAATCGACTTTGACGTTGATCAGAAATGCCCGAGAGAAAGAATAGACGACAGTGGTCGGCGGCGACCCACCCGAAAGCTCGACGCGCGGATCGACAGCCGTATTAAAATCCGCAGACGACAAGACCTCTAGCTTCAACCTGGGTGGCGCAACGAGGCCGCGGATCGTTTCGCCGATGCGCGAATCGATATTCTGGATCGCCAGTTGCGCTTTGGGCGGGCCTTCGTCGTCGGACAAAATCTGGATATCGAACGGGAAGCCGATAAAAGTGAACCCTCCGTAAATATAATCCTTGGTATCCCAGACGACGCGGATTGGATCGGAGAGCTTGTTATGCGTGATCGTGAGAAAGCAGATATCCGCTTCGCCGGAAAATTGCGCTTCGATCTCCTTGCGAAATGAAAGCTGGATATCACGGGGCATTACGGCAACCGCACAAGCTGGAAGCTCACCGAATGAAAGCCGGGAGACGTGCGTGTGATGCGAGGATCGCTGGCAAACATCCAACTATAATTTGTCTTGGTGACAGGATGGTTCATCGTAAACGGCAGCGAGCCGTCTTTTAGCGTCGTTTCATGAAACGTCTTGAACGACGCAAGCTGCGCGGTGGAGAACCGCCACGTTGTATCCGTTACCCAGCCTTTGGCCGTCGAGCGCCGTCGATACTTTGGCGGACCGACCTCCGGCGAAAACTTCGCGACATTTGGTTGCGGCGTTTCTTCAAAGCCGTTGAGGATCGGGCATTGCGGAATCGTGGAAGGCCAAGCTGCTGTTGTCATCGTGATTTCACCGCGCGTAGGCCATAGCGACCGCGTTGAACATCATCAAAGCTGCCTTTCGAGAAATGCTTTTTGACGACGCCGATTATCAGTTGCTCGCCATTGGGCCCCGAACGCTGTTCCTGCGTCGTCTCTGTATCGTTCGAGGCATAATTATTGACCAAGACTTGAAGCCCAGCCGCCGAGCCGCTTCGCGTCACCTGATTGGGAACGATAGTGCCAGCGCCCTTCGGAATGAAAAGCTCAGGGCCGTGCTCGCCGACAACGTATGGCGTATTGGCGCTAACCGGCCCGCCAGCAGCTTTGCCGCCGCCAAACCCTGATGGCGATCCGCCACCAAACAGGAAATTGAAACCCCCGCCACCACTTCCAAACAAACCCGATAACGCGCCTGCGAGCGGGCCAGTTACCGACATGCGCAGCGTCAGGCGAACCAGATCGCGAATGATCGAATCCGTCATTGACTTAAAAGCATCTTGGAACGTGCGCGTGCCGGTAGCGAAATCAGCAAAATTGTTTTCGAAGCTCGTAAATGATGATGTGACTATCGTATCGAACTGCTTAAACCCGTTTGCTGCATCCAACCCGAACCGCGTTAGCTCGGGGAGCTTTGACGCAGAGACGATCATCGCCTCATAAGCGTCTTTCGATTCCTTGACTGCTTTCGCCCGAGCCCGCTCCGCTTCGGTGTTATCGATGATGCCTTTGTTCACATCAAGCTGGATACGCGCAAGTCTAGCGTTCAATATTTCCTGCTCAGAGGCGACGCCAAGGCTTACACGCACCGCTGTATTCTGTTCGAGCTGCGCGACGTTAAAAGCTTGCAGTGCTCGCACGCGGGCGGCACCTAGCCTCACATCGTCCTGAACAGCTTTATCTAGTTGCAGCGTCTTTTGTCTCAACAAATCCTGTTGCGTCGCCGCGTCGCCGAGAACGCCGACCCACCGCTCCTGAAATGTCAGATTGGCTGCAACCGCATCTTTCTCTTGCTGCAATGCCTCTGCCGCTTCCAGCGTCCGCTTGATATCTGCCGATGGGCGGGCCTGCGGGATAGCCGTCCTGACTTCAAATTGCGTTAGCCCAGATTCATCAACACCCGATGCACCGCTGCCGCGCCCGCGCTGCGGAGAAACCGCGAGCCCTGGAACTTGCAGATTGGAAAGATTTTCGTTGCCGGTTTTGCCGCCGCTTAATTTGCTGAGATCGATGGTGCGTGCAGCTTGGGCGATATCGTTCAGCTTCTGCGCGATGAAAGCGATTACCTGCGCGGTTTCTTTCTGCGCCTGCAATTGTGTTTCGGCAAACGCTTGTCCGAAAAGGTTATCGCTTTTCTTTTTGATCTCATCGATATCTTTTTTCAGTTGGACGATGCGATCATTCAGTCCTTTGTCAACGCCCTTGCCCAATGCTTCGAGGCTGTCGCCAGCCGCTTTGATGCCGCCCTTGCCTGCGAGGTCTTGCAGAATACGACCGACTTCAATTTGCCGTTTGCCGAACAGATCGGACGCGAAAGCATTTTTCTGAAACTGATCGGCAAGACCATCATAAGCCTTGATAACAATATCGATGGCCTCTGCCGTGCTGTTCGCGTTCGTCACTTGCCGGATCAAAGCCGGATTAATCTTCGCCAGCGCATCATAA